TTGATATCAAGAATAAAGAAATTGATAGACTAAGCAAGGTGGCTTTAGAAAATTCAAACAATTATTCAACTTGGTGGGCGACTGGAGGTGTAATCGCCGGAATTGCATTAACAATTGCTGTAGTTTACGCTGTGGACAATGTGCAATAATGGCTAACAGAATAAGCAAATTTTCATTAAAACAATTACGAGCATTTGCTAGACTGCAGAATTCTGACATCACCATTAACAGTACAGTGGGAATTCAATCGACCATTCAACGCCAAAAAGAACTGGGCGATGATCCGCGGTCGAATGCAGATGCAACAATATTATATAAAGGCGCCTCTGATATAACTGAAGCTTTCGCACAAAAACTTCATTATTTTGGATCGGGCAATGTGTGGGCTTCTGCAGGTTCTACTAATTTTGTTACTTCTGGGAGCGGTTATTTGCTGGGAATTCCTTTGTCCGCCGGCCTCACATCTAAAGTAGGAGTACTTTTAAAAGGAATTATAAAACTAGCAGCTGCAGATTTCGGGAATCCCTCGGGCACAGCATATACTGGTGCACCCATTTATATCTCCCTTTCCACCGAACATTATACATTTACGGCACCATCTACATCTGGTAACATTGTTAGAATCCTTGGATATTGTGTAGACATCAGCGACGATGCAACTGCCATCACAATGTATTTTAATCCGGATAAAACTTGGGTTGAGGTTTAAATGACCACTTATTATGTTTCTAAAGCGGGAAACGATTCTAATGCTGGAACGTCCAAAGCCGCGCCAAAATTAACCATTAATAACGTCACATTATCATGGACTCACGGCGACACGGTGGAGATTTTAGATGAAGGGATATACGACGAGGGGGACCTGCCAGTTAACTACAATGGTCTCACCTTTACACATACCGCAAGCGACCTAGGTCGCGCGAAGATAAATGCGGCAGGCGAGACCAACGTCTTTAATTTCTCCAACGTAACCGGTACAACAATCCGCGGCCTTGAAGTTTATGGTTGCAGCAGGTATGCCCTTCATAATCAAAACCAGACCCAGAGAACCTTTCACATAACTGGATGTTTTTTCCACGATATAAATAAGCTTACCGGGTGGGCCATCGAAGGAAACGGGGTTTCTGATCCGGCCACCATTTTTGAATCGGTGATTTATGGAGACAACCAACGTAATTACTCGGCGCCCATTCTTGTTAACGGCCAGCTCTATGTAAGAAATAGTTTTATTACTGCTTCTACTGATGGGTATGTGATTAAAAATTATGCGGGTGCGTACACTACTGCCAGCTATTCTACCTTTATCAATCGTTATCCCACAACGGACTATCCTGTTCTTCAAGCTACTAAGGTTATTAATTGTATCGTTTCCGGAACATCACCGAACTTAAAAGGAATTGCCTCTGATAACCATACTTATAATTTACTAAATGTAGGTGGCACCAACTTTCGAAACTTGGCCAACAGCGCTGACGGTACTGATGGCGAAGGAGAGACCGGCTACACCGGCTCAAGCCCACAGTTTATCGACGGTACCGCCATGGGAAGTAGCCCATCTGTTGCATCCAACTTCCAACTCAGCTCCTCGTCTCCAGCAGTGGGATATGGAACGCCCATAGGAATTTTCTTTGATCTAAGTGGGAATGTAAGGCCGTCCGGCGGCACCCCGGGGAGTGAGGATAATCCTGATAGAGGCTGCTTCGAATTCGTGTACGCCCCTACTGGCTATGGCCATGGCGTTTTAGGAGTTGCATCGGGAGATATTGTAAAAGTTATAGGAGTTGCTGCAGCAGACATTGTGAAAGTGACAGGTGTTTAATGAAGGAAAAAGATTTAAATAAAATAGCGGAGATTGAAAAAGCTATAGCTAAAAAATTTGGCAAAGACACAATTGTAAATCCCAAGTCATCTTGGACAGATGAGAAAGAAGAAGAGTACCTAGAACAATTAAAAGAATTTTATAAGGAAGAGGACAAAAAGGAAGAGCAAAAAGAGAAAGTTAAGAAAGACGGCTTTTTCCTTCCCAAGAATCTAATTACTAAGAGGAATAAAAGGAAATGTCCTGTCTGTGAGGTATTTTCTTTTGAGATCAAAGATGATCTTTATATGAATAAGTTTGAATGTTGTTTCGGCTGTTATATTCAACACGTTCAAGGTCACGAAGAAAAATGGTTAGAGGGCCGGCCCCAACTAAAAGACGAGGAGCAAAGTTAAATGGCAACTGTATCTGTATATGACATTATAAAAGGTTTGAACCAAGCGGCAGCAAATGCTTACGATGGTTCACAATATGAAAAATATGCTGCTGATGGCAAAAAGCGCACATGGGGAGGAAAACGCGAAAAGGGAGACGCGATTCTTGATTCGAGAGTGATGGATGGTTTTAGGGTACGTTTTGTTGGCCCAAAACTTATTGTTACTTATCAATCAGAAATATCCATTAAAGAATTTCATAATTCCAAACTTGATCAAGAAATTGAGCGCACCTATAAAGACATTGTGAAGTTCTTGAAAAAAGAATATAAAGCAGTTACTGGCAATACTGTGGCCCTAACCTCAGATGGCGATGCTAATATCTTAGTGCAAAATATGTCTAAAGTTCGTACATGGGTCGAAGCCAAAAAAGTTTATACAATTGGCGCCATGAAAGATATAGGATATGAATCAGACAAAAGCCAAGCCGGTGCACACGACGGACCGGGCTCCCCAGACGAGGCCGAGGCAAAATTAAGAACAGCAGTTGAAAAGTTTTTAGCAATAGGCAAAGACAAGTATCCAGGTACTAAAAAGCCAAGCAACGTTAAAGCACCAAAAGGTGCCAAGAAAACAAAAAATGCTAAAGCATAATGAGCTACAAATTAACAAAAAAAGAGATTTTAAAAGAAGTCTTAAAGTGCGGCAAAAGCTCTCAATATTTTAATAATAATTACGCTAAAATACCACACCCAGGCCACGGCCTAATTCCATTTAAAACATATGATTATCAAGATGAATTGTTAGAAACCTTTGATGACCATCGGTTTACGGTTATTCTTAAAGCACGCCAGCTTGGCATTTCTACAATTGTGGCTGGGTATATTGCATGGCTAATGCTTTTTCATCGAGACAAAAATGTATTGGTTGTTGCAACTAAATTAAGCACAGCGGCAAACCTTGTCCGGAAAGTCAAAGGAATTATTAAACATTTACCAGCTTGGTTAAAAATTGCCAATATTGATGTTGATAATAAGAACTCGTTTGAATTAAGTAACGGATCTCAAGTCAAGGCCTCATCTACTTCTGCCGATGCTGGCCGTTCGGAATCATTGTCATTGTTGGTGATCGATGAGGCCGCTCATGTTGAAAATTTAACTGATTTGTGGACAGCGCTGTATCCTACAATTTCTACTGGTGGCCGATGCATCGCCCTGTCAACTCCAAATGGTGTTGGCGACTGGTTTCATGAGACCTATATTAAATCTGAAAGTGGTCAAAATGAATTTTTCCCCGTTCATTTAATGTGGGATGTACACCCAGACAGAGATCAAGAATGGTTTGAGACAGAAACTAAAAATATGAGCAAAAGACAAATTGCACAAGAGTACGAGTGCAATTTTAATACATCAGGCGAAACGGTTATTGATGGAGATGACATACAGTGGCTGAAAAAGAGGATCCAAGAACCAAAACACAGGACAGGTATCGATAGAAATTATTGGATTTGGGAAGAGTTCAATCAAGAAAATACTTATTTGCTTGTTGCCGACGTTTCTCGCGGCGATGGCGCCGACTTTTCTGTTTTTCATATTTTCAAATTGGAGACCATGGAGATTATTGCAGAATACCAGGGAAAAGTAACACTTGATTTGTTTTCTGAGATAGTTTATAACGCGGGCCGAGAATATGGGAATGCCATGGTTGTTGTAGAAAATAATAGTGTCGGGTTTGCAGTATTAGAGAAGTTAGCGGACAAAGTATATCCCAACGTATACCATTCAATTAAGTCTTCCCATGAATATATTGATCAATACCAGGCCGAGACAACTCCGAGCGCAATTGCAGGATTTACTACTTCACTAAGAACTCGACCTTTAATAGTTGCCAAGTTTGAAGAATATATAAGAAATAAAATGTTGACTATTTATTCTAAGAGATTAATTAATGAGTTAGATACTTTTATTTGGAAAAACGGGAAACCACAAGCCCAACGTAGTTACAATGATGATTTAATTATGGCTTGTGCGATTGGATGCTGGGTAAGAGATACGGCTTTAATTGAAAATCAACGAGATTTAGAGTATAAAAAAGCATTTTTAAATTGTATAATAACAAACAAGACACAGCTTGATTCTCGCATACCTGGCATGCAAAAACCAAAGCACACAGAACTTTTTGAAAAAATGGTTGACGAGAAAAAGAAAATGAAAGAATTTCTTTGGCTGCTGAAAGGATAAAATGAATGGCACTTCCCAATAAAAATGAAAAAAATCCACGAAATCCGGATTCTCCACTTTATAAAAGATTAACTAAATTATTTTCTGGGCCTTTAATTAATTATCGTTCACAAAATACTAGACAACTCCGCCGCCGCCGCCTCGATAAATACGCAAAAACATTTAAAGACGTTGCTGGTAACAAGTTCGAAAGAGTCGGCTATAGCCCCTTTGATAATCATTCTTCTTATATGATGGGAACACAATCCCGCCTACAGAGATATGCCGACTTTGATCAAATGGAGTATACGCCTGAAATCTCTTCTGCATTAGACATTTATGCTGATGAAATGACGACTCACAGCGGCATTACAAAAGTTCTTCAAATCGATTCTAGCGATGAAGAAGTGAAAAATATTTTAGATACATTATTTTATAATGTTTTAAATGTTGGATTTAATTTATTTGGCTGGTGCCGCACCATGTGTAAATATGGCGATTTTTATTTGTATCTTGACGTTGATTCAGAATTAGGCATTAAACAAGTCATTGGACTCCCTAGTCAAGAAATTGAGCGGATGGAAGGAGAAGACAAAACCAATCCAAATTATGTGCAATTTCAATGGAACTCCGGCGGCGTAACATTTGAGAATTGGCAAATGGGGCATTTTAGAGTTTTAGGAAATGATAAGTTTGCCCCGTATGGAACTTCTATTTTGGATGGTGCGAGAAGAATTTGGCGCCAGTTAGTTCTTCTAGAAGATGCGATGATGGCATACCGAATTGTTCGAGCCCCAGAAAGAAGAATATTTAAAGTCGACGTGGGCAACATCCCACCACAAGAAGTTGAACAATATATGCAGCGCATCATAACTTCTATGAAAAGAAATCAAGTAGTAGACCCAGACACCGGCCGCGTAGATTTGCGCTATAATCCATTAAGCATCGAAGAAGATTATTTTGTTCCAATGCGCGGCGGCATCGGCACCGAAATTTCTAGTTTAGCCGGCGGCACTTACACTGGCGATATTGATGACGTTAAATACTTAAGAGATAAACTGTTTTCTGCATTAAAAGTTCCAGCATCTTATTTGTCTAGGGCAGAAGGGGGCGACGAAGACAAAGCAACGTTGGCACAAAAAGACATTCGTTTTGCAAGAACAGTACAGCGGCTTCAAAGGTCTATTGTAACCGAGCTAGAAAAAATAGGAATTATTCACCTCTATACACTTGGCTATAGAGGAGATGATTTACTGTCTTTTAATCTTAAATTAAACAACCCTTCTAAAATCGCAGAGTTACAAGAACTTGAGCAATGGAACACTAAATTTACAGTGGCTGCACAGGCTACCGAAGGGTTCTTCAGTAAACGGTGGCTAGCTCGAAATCTTTTTGACATGTCTGAAGAAGAATTTTTACGAAATCAAAGAGAAATGTTTTATGATATGCACTTTACTCAAGCACTCGCACAAGGAGAAGCAGCCGCGGCCGGCGCAACCCCGGGTGGAATGGGCGGCATGCCTGGAGCTATGCCTCTTGGAGGAGAAGAAACCGCGCCCATGGAAG